GATATGAATAAATCAAAGGAGGAAGAATGAGTATGAAAATTACTCTGGAAGATAATCCTAATCTTGATAATATGTATCAAATAAATAAAATAGAAAGAACAGCTTATTCAGGTGAAGTAGATGGATATAAGTTTACATATTTTATAAAAAGTGTTGCCTCTCCACATAGAGAGTTTATCATATGGCAAGAAGAAGAAAAAGTGCCATCTAGGATTAAAGACAAAGCAATGAATAGAGTTTCAATGCTTATTAAACACATAAAAAAGGAGTCAGAAGAATGACTGTATTTGAATATCTTATGTTTGCTACAGGATTTGTAGCAGGTGTAATCGTTGTAGGTATATGTTTCTATAAACCTATAAAGCGCCTTAGACGTCAACTATATCGTCTAAGAGGTCAAGTATATTACTGGTCAAAGCAGATGCCCGTTTCTAAAAAGCGTGGCAGACCAGCTAAAAAAGCTGCTTAATTACGTAATCCACAACCTAACAGTTAGGAGGCCTACAAATGGCAGACAATCTGAGAGTAATCTCTTATCATAACGGTGGACGCACAATGGAAAACCAATCAGGTGATACTCCATATGGAATCGCAAGAGCTATGGACTTAGCTTTAACTGGTGTTACCATTTATGTGGGAAACCAAGAAGTTCAGCCAGACCATACCCTTCATGACGGAGACCTAGTTTCTTTTCAGCAACAAAAGGTTAAGTCAGGGGCTAAGGTACTATTCTGTACTATGATCTAACTTCTAAAACAATATAACAGGCACAATCAGTACGTAACGGGCTCTGTAAACTTCATAGTGCTCCCGTGCTATGGGCTATCACAGCTGACAACAGAGCCTGCCTGTTATTACTTTAACTAATTCAAATAACTATAACAATAAGTGGAGATAAAGATGAACGAAATTACAATTAAAAGTACATTTCCACCAATTAAAAGTGGAATACAGGACTTGCAAGCTATGCCAATATTGCAGTCTGGTAAAGATGTTGAAAATCGCATCTTAAGTTTCTTTAGAAAAGCGCTAGGTAAGCCAAGAGGTATGTTAAATTTTATAGGAGAAAGTGCAAAAGAACTAAAGAAATTTGAAAAAGATTTTTTAAAAATGGTATATGGAAAAGATGCTAAGTACCCTATAGTAGCATTTGATGGATACGCCGACGATAAAGAAGGTAAAGATGATATTGCTATATATTTAGATATGGGGATACCTAGGTTAAGAGCAAGAAATGTTAATTATTTGGATAGAATATATGTAAAAATTAGAAAAAATTCATATGAATCAAGTCCATTATTAAGATTTCTTTGCGCTCCTGATGGATTTGATATAAGAAAAACATATGCAGGATGGCATCCTCATCTATCAGATGCTAAGCCTTGTCTCGGAGGATTTGAAAATAATTTATATGAGTGTTATGATAATGGAGATTGGATAAATTATTTAAATACTTTACATAGATATCTAAATACTTGGAATAGATTAAGTCCTTATTGGGATATAAATCATAATGTTATTGATTATAAGACAGATAATTATGAATTTAAAGGATCGTTAATGAAATGGGCACAAGAGCGTTACTTATCTGGTAGAATATCTAATTGGTTTACAACAGAAGATATTTTAGAGCATCTAAAGTATGTTAAATGTGATTCAGTAGCTTATGCTTTAAAATTCATATGTAATAATATTTCTAAATGTTTTGATATTTTTAGAGATTTCAATCAAGATGTATTCAATATGCTAGGTGAGGAATTAACCAAGACTATTAAAAGAATAGATTATGAATATTTAGAATCTAAAGAAAGTGGAAAATATTCTTTTTCAGTCTTTCCTCCAAGAATAGAAGATACTTATACCAGAATGAGAACTCTTTATAGCCATACTTGGGTAGAAAAGGGTTCAAAAACAACTACGCTTGTTCCAAATAGTGATTCAATATCTTTTAAAACTATGGTCAATCTTAATAATGACTATAATTCAGAAGAAGTTTTTGATTTAAGAGAAACAATATATTGTTTACAAAAAGTAATATCAGAAATGTATAGAATCATACAGAGTAATAACTTTCTTTATAAAGTTATAGATATAAAAGCTATGATAAAAGAAAGTATAATTTCAGAATCTAAATTTGTTGAACCAGTTAAAGTTGAGCAAAGAGAGTTCTATAATATGTTAGATGAAAAAGGAAATAGAACTACAAGAGCAACTGAAATGAGTAGTTATTCAGGTCAAACAGAAAAATCTCATAATATGCTAATTATAAAAGGTAAAATGAGATCAAGTTTTGTACGTAAAAGATTATACTCTATCTGTAAGCAAAATCTAACAGATAAGAAGTTTAATGAATGTATAAACAAAAGGATGAAAGAAATGTTTGTCTATGATACAGAACACCGATATAACATTGGAACATTTTGGAGCAGAAGAGTTAATTTTGCTAACCAAGAGCACACTGGAGTAAAAGAACGAAGATTGGAAATATTCAAACAAATAGATGGAATCCCAAAAAGCTTAGAAGATTTATTAAATAAATATGAAAAGCTAAATCAACAATATTTATTAATTGAGAATAATATCTTAAAAGATTATTATTCAAAAATAGTAAGGAGACTAGATAAAAATGAGCTTAAAATGCAAAATGATTATACCTCGATCAGTCCAGAACAAGTACAATTATCTTTTGACTAGATTCAAAGATGATGAATGGTCAGGGCCAGCTTGGTATAAAATAAAAACGGATAGTGATGGATATCCAGAAGAGTGGAAGATAGTTCACTTTCATCCATTAAACTTAGGTAATCATACATCAACAGAATTTGACGCAAAAGATGTAGCTGGTATCTTAGAGGATACTTATAATAATAATAAGAATCTTCTAAAAAACACATTTATAGGCTTAATACATAGTCACAATACAATGGGTTCGTTCTTTTCAGGGACAGATAAGGATACTTTACTAGATATGGCTCCCGTAGAAAATTTCTATGGTAGTTTGATAGTTGCATCTTCTGGAAAAGAGTTAGCATCTTTTGGATTTAGCTATAAAGATCAATATGGTGTTTCACATACTCATATACTTGATGAAGATGAAATAAAACTTCAAGATACTTATAAAGTAAACGATGAATGGGTAAAGCTAGGAGACACTATAGAGAAGAATAAGCCTAAGGAAGTAGCTACTTATACTGGTAGAGTATATGGTGGACACTTAAATATGAATAATCAAACTTCTATATTTGGAATTATGAACAAACATTCTAAAAAGGTAGAAAAGAAGATTAAAGCAATTCTTCAAATGTTTGAGAATGGTGTCTTAGATGATGCAAAATGTGAAAAGCAATTAATGAAATTAGGTGTGAAAGCTGATGAAGCTACTAGATTAATGTACATGAATGATGCATATTCATATGGAGGTTATAATGGATTCTACTAGATTCTTAAGGAATAAGGATTTAATTCCTCAGGGTAAACTAAACCATATTGGTATAGTTGGATTAGGAGGTATCGGCTCACAGCTGGTACCTCTATTATCCATTATGGGATTTAAGAAAATTACAGGATGGGATGATGATACATTAGAAGAACACAATCTTTCTACAACTATGTATCCACAGAACGCTATAGGTAGACCTAAATCTGTTGTAGCTGAAAATGTTGCTGATTTATATTCAGTTAATCCTGGTAATAATAAATTCTATCAAGAATACTATAATGAGGAAAGCCCCACATTACCAAAAATGATAGTTTGTTTAGATAATATGGAAGGTAGAATGATTGCTTACCAGAAATGGAAAGAACAATCAAATAGAGAACTATTTTTAGATTTGCGAATGGGAGCATTGGCAATGGAAATAGTTACAGCTACTAAAAAACATGATAAGTACTTAGATACTTGGCAGCCAAGTCATACTATAGCAGATGCAGATTGTACAATGAAACATACAATATTTACTGCGTCGATTGTAGGAGGGCTAGGAATAGATCAAGTATTTAATGTCGTTGCTAAAAAAGCGTATTATGCGTATATTTGGTTAGGCTTAATGCCTCTCACAATGCGAACTGAACAACTAATAACTTAATTAAGGAAAGTCTATGGATATTAAAGTACGACAAGTATCTACGGACTGGACAAAATTGCCTAATGGGCTGACTTGGTATTTTATCGGTCAGCCTAAAACAGGCAAAACCACACAGGCCAGTAGATGGAGTGATACAGGATCAGAAGGTGTTTTATTAATAGACACTGACCTTGGTTCAGACTTTGTTGACAAAGCAAACACTGTAACTGTAACATCTCTAAACACACCAACTAGACCAGTATTAGAAGATGGTAAGCAAGTAACATCAAAGGGAACAGCTCTAACAGAAATTGTTCCTAACGATGAACGCGATTATTATTTTCGTTCAGGTGATAAAGTTGGAGAACCAATGGAAGTTTATTCTATGGTAGAAGTTTACCATTGGTTAAAGAGTAACCTTAAAAAACTACCATATCAAACAATAGTTATCGATACTATTGATCATGTTAACAGATGGATCGAAAGTGAAGTATGCGATGAACGAGGTCAAATAGCAATGGGTGAAGGTTCTTCTTGGGGTGCGGACTGGGCA